CCATGAGCCAGCCCGCCACCACCTTCCGCGCGCCCGGGCCGATCAGCGCGGCCTTCCTCGAAAACACCTACGAGATCTCCGTCCTCTGGGGGCCGGTCGCGTCGGGCAAGACCGTCACTGCACTGATGCGCGGGATCTTCGTCGCCTACTTCGCCCAGCCCGAGCGCGACGGCATCCGCCGCGTCAAGGGCGCAGTGATCCGCCGCACCTTCCGCGACCTTTGGTCGACCACCATCCCGAGCTGGTGGGCGTGGATCCCGCAAAGCTCCGGCCGCTGGACGGGCGGCAAGGACGAACCCGCCACCCACGAGCTGGTCCTGACCCACCCCGATGGCGGGCGCGTCGAGCTGATCGTCGAGTTCAAGGCCTTCGGTGAACAGCGCCTGGAGGAGGCGCTGCGCGGCTGGGAAGGCTCCTGGGCCTATGTGGACGAATGCGACCTGCTCGACGAGCGGGCCCTGCCCTGGCTGCTTTCGCGCTGCGGCCGCTACCGGCTCGCGCAGCAGCTGGACCCCGAGCGCCACCCGCCGCGGCGCTTCGTCTGGGGCACCTGCAACGCCACCGACACCGACCATTGGCTCTACCGCGACATGGTCGAGCAGCCGCGCGAGGGCGTCAAACTCTTCCGCCTGCCCGGCGGCCTCGAGCCCAACGCCGAACGCCCGCCCGGCATCACCCGCGAATACTACGAGACCCTGCGCCGGACCATGCAGCCCTGGGAGGCTCGGCGCTTCGTGGACGCCCTGCCCGGCTACTCGCGCGACGCCGACCCCGTCTTCCCCGAGTTCAACGCCGCCCACCACGTCGCCCGCGAGCCGCTGCGGCCGATCCCGTGGCGGCCGCTGGTGATCGGCATTGACGCCGGCGGCACGCCGGCGGCGACCTTCTGGCAGCGCGACACCTCGGGCCAATGGCGGGGCCTGGCCGAGCTGGTCGCACCGCCCACAGGTGTGATGGGACCAAGGCGCTTCGGCGAGGCGCTGGCGCAGCTGCTCGCCGAAGAATTCCGCGAAGTCGACCCCAAGGCCATCATCGGCGTGGCCGACCCCGCCGCGGCCTACGGCGCCGACCGGCTCGCCGGCGATGACGACTGGATCGAGACCGTGGCCCGGGTTGCGCGCATCCGCATCATCCCCGCGCCAACCAACAAGATCGCGCCGCGTCTGGAAGCCATCCGCCGCCCGCTGACCACCTGGATCGACGGCGTCACCCCTGGCCTCATCCTCTCGCCGACCATGAAGCGGACCCGCCGCGCGCTGGAAGCCGATTACCGCTTCCGGCGCATCCCCGTCGGCCCCGGACAGTGGCGCCGGGAAGACGTCCCCGACAAGAACAGTCCGAACGGCGCCAGCCACATCGCCGACAGCGTGCAATACGCCCTGCTGCACCTTGGCGGCTATGCCGAGGCCAAGGCGCGCGACCCGCGCGCCAGCGCGCGCTTCCGCGAGCCCATCGTCGCCACCACCGGCTTCCGCGTCTGAGGAGACCCCGCACCATGCCCGTGACCACCATCACCCTCGACCCCGGCCAGAAGCACCACCGCCGCGGCGCCGACGGCGAGCTGCAGCCGAAGCCCGCCGCCGTCACCGCCGCCGATGCGGCCGAGCCCAAGCCGGGCGAGAAACTGCCGCCCTCGGCCGACCCGGACTTCGTCGAGGGGCCGCCGCCGCCGCGCGCCACGGTGACGATCACGCTGCAGCCGCGGCATCACGAGTGGCTGCTGATGGCCGCCGCGCGCGAGGGGCGCACCCCGGAGAGCATGGCCGAGGCGCTGATCCGCCAAGCCTATGCCGCCGATCCCTTGCGCGTGCGCTCCACCCTGCCGCAGGGGCCGGGCCAGCCGGCCGGAACGGGGCGGCGATGAAGCGCGCGCCGATTGCAATGCTGCCCGAGGACGGCCAGGGCGGCGTGGAATATCTGCCGGTGCCCGACCTCACTCCCGACGAGGTCGCCACCTTCGACGCCGCCCGCCGCGTGCTGGGGGTTACCGAAGGCGAACTGGTCGCCATCGGCCGCGCCTGGTGGGACAGGACCGGCCGCCACCTGATCCGCGCCCCGGAATGGCGCAACCCCGATGCCGGCATCCGATCCCGCATCACCCGCGGCCTGCCCTTCGACCAGCTGACCCCGATCGAGCAACAGCGCGTGACCATCGCCTGCTGGCTGCACAAGATCGTGCCGCTCCTGCAGGCGGGCCAGCCGCTCGATCCGCTGCACCGGGGGCACTGACCGCGCCATGTGGTTCGTGGGCTTTCCCACCGCCGACAGCGGCATCGCCCCGCACGGGGGCTGGCGCTGGTGGCGCTGGTTCACCCGGCCCGGATACCGCCATGTCTGCGCCTGGTGCGCCGCGGCCGATGGCGGCACGCTGTTCGTCGATTGGCTGGCCGGCCGGATGACGGTCGAGCACTTTCCTGAGCCGGTCGAACAGGTGACCCGGCACTTCGTCGACCAGGGCGTATGGACGCTGGCCTACGCTGCCGCCCCGCCCGGGGTGCACCGCCGCCCGCCGCTCCGCCCGCTGACCTGCGTCGAGGTCGTAAAAAGCGCCATCGGCCTGCGCGCCGCAATCGTGTTCACGCCCTGGCAGCTCGCCCGCGCGCTGCGCCGCCGCGGCGCCGTGCCCGTCCTGCCGCTCACCTCCCTTCCCCTGAGCCAGCAAGGAGCCTGACGCCATGGCAGCCATCTTCTCCCCGCCCAAGCCCAAGGGGCCTGACCCGGGCCTTATCGAGGCGCAAAAGCGCCAGATCGAGGAGGAGCGCAAGCGTGCCGCGGAGCTCGACATGCAGAAGCAAAGCCGCCTGCGCGCCATGCTCGGCCGCAGCATGGGGCGCGTGAGCCTGCTCGGCGGCCCGGAGACCGGCGTGCCCAACACCGCTGGCAGGGAAACCCTGGGATGACCGCGCGTCTTCCGCCGCTTACCGAAGCCGAGGCCAAGGCGCTGCTGAAACGCTCGCGGGCCGCCTTCGCCCGGCTTGACCGCTACATGGTGACCTTCCGCGAGATTGTTCAACTTGCCATGCCGCAGCGGGATGCGGTGACCGGCAAGGCAGAGGGCCAGGAACGCACCACCGCCATCTACGACTCAACCGCCTGCTACGGCACCTCGCGCTTTGCCAACCGCGTGGTGCAGGCGATGTTCCCGGCCCAGGAACGCTGGGCGGAGCTGCGGCTTTCCGTCCCCGAGCTGGATGAGGCCAATCAGGCCGACCGCGAAGCGCTGCAAATGCGCCTGGACGCCGTGAACCGGCTGATCTTCCAGGCCATTCGCGAAAGCAATTTCGACCTGGCGATCGTCGAGGCCGCGCATGATCTTGCCGCTGGCACCATGGCGCTGCTGGTCGAACCGGGCCGCGTGGCTGGCGGCTGGGGCGCGGCCAGTTTGCGCTTCCAGGCCGTGCCCATCGGCGCGGTGGCCATCGAGGACGGGCCCTTCGGCACGGTGGGCGCGGCGTTCTACAAGCAGCGCATGGCCGCGCGGCTGATCCGCCCCACCTGGCCGGACGCCGAGCTCGACGCCGAACTCGCCCGCAAGGTGGAGCAGCGGCCCGACGACGAGGTCGAGCTGCTGCACGCCACCGCCTACGATTTCGATCGCCAGGCCTGGCGCGTTGCCGTGCTGCACAAGACGCACGCGGTCGTGGACCGCACCGCCCGCGCCTGCCCGTGGATCATCGTCCGCTGGATGCGCACGCCCGGCGAGGTCTACGGCTACGGGCCGCTGACCATGGCGCTGCCCGACATCCGCACCCTCAACAAGGCCAAGGAGCTGACCCTGCAGAACGCGGCCTTGAGCGTGGCCGGGGTGCATACGGCGGTGGATGACGGCGTGCTCAACCCGCTGACCATCCGCCTGACCCCGGGCGCGATCATTCCCGTGGCATCCAATGGCGGGCCGCGCGGGCCCTCGCTTGCGCCGCTGCCGCGGTCTGGCAATTTCGACCTGAGCCAGATCGTGATCGAGGAGCTGCGCCGCGACATCCGCGCCGCCCTCTTCGACATTCCGCTGCCCGACCAGATCCGCTCCAACGTCTCGGCGACCGAGATCGAACAGCGCATGGCCGAATACAACCGCCAGACCGGCGCCTTCGGCCGGCTTTACATCGACGGCACGCGGCCGCTGATCCATCGCATCGTGGATATCCTCGACGAGGAGGGCGTGCTGCCAGGCGTGTTCGACCTGCTGCGCGACGATAGCATCCGCGCCGTGCCGACCTCGCCGCTCGCCGTCATGATGGACATGGCCGAGGTGCAGACCATCGCCCGCTATGTGCAGATGGGCGCGGCCTTCGAGGCCTTCGACCCGGGCTTCATCCGCCGCGGCATCTCGACCGAGCGGCTGGCAAGCTGGCTCGCCGAGCGTTTGTCGGTGCCCGCCGTGCTGCGCATCACCGAAGCCGAGCGCGCCGCCCAGGCCGAGAAGGCCCAGCAGATGCAGATGCTGGAGATGGCGGCGAAAAGCCCGACGGTCGCGCGCGTGGCCGACAACCTGACCGACCCGCGCATGTTGACAAGCCCGGCCATGCCCAAGGCCGGAGCAGCTGCCGCATGAGCACGACCCACATGACCAGCACCACGCACATGACCGATGCCGCCCGCGCCTGGCAGCAGCAGCGCGAAGACTACGAAAGCCTGGTGCGCGCGGTCTTCACCACCCCGGCCGGCCAGGCGCTGCTTGCGCACTGGAAGACCACGCTGCTGCAGGCGCCCACCTGGCAGCCCGGCGATGACCTCGCCACCGCCGCGCACATCGAAGGCAAGAAGACCTTCGTCCGCGCGCTGGATGCCATCGTCAACCCGCAGAGGCTTGCATGACCCTCGACACCGCCACCGATGCCGAACAGACGGCCGCCCCCGCCGGCCTGCTCGACCTGGCCCCCGCGACCGAAATTCCCGCCGCCCCCCCCGCCGGCCATCCGGCCGCCAAAGGTAGCGCGGCCGCCGAGACGACACCCTCGGCCCAGGGAGAGGCGAAGCCGGCCCAGGCCAAACCCGCCGCCAAGCGCCCAGAAGGCCTGCCCGACCAGTTCTGGGACGCCGAGAAGGGCGAAGTGCGCCTGGCCGAGCTGATCAAGAGCCAGGCCGATCTGCGCCGCATCGTCAGCCGCGGCGAACACAAGCCGCCGCCCACGCCGGATGACTACAAGCTGCCGACCGGCGACAATATCCCGGCCGACCTGATCAAGCCCGACGATCCGCTGTGGAAGGCCACCTGCGCCGCCGCGCATGCCCGCGGCTTCAGCCAGGCCGACCTGGAAGCGCTGGCCAAGCCCTTCCTCGAGACGCTGGCCGAACTGACCAAGCATGCGCGGCCGCTCAGCCCCGAGGAGGCCAAGGCCGCCCAGGAACAGGCCTTGGCGGCGGAGATGGCCAAGCTAGGCCCGCAGGGCCCGGCGATGGTCCGCGGCGTGGACACTTGGCTCAAAGGCCTGGCCGCCAAGCAGGTGCTGACGGCCGAGGAGCTCAATGCGCTGCGCTCGATCGGCACGGCCGATGGCGTCCGCGCACTGGCCAAGCTGCGGGAACTTGCAGGCGAACGTTCGCTGGGTATCAACGCCGGCGTTGCCCCCGAGATCGGCAGCGAGGAGGAGGCGCGCGCGCTGCTGCGCCAGGGCTTTGCCGCCGGCGGCGAGCAGACCGAGGAAGGCCGCGCGCTGCTCGAGAAGGGCCGCGAGATGCTGCGCCGGCTGGAGGCCGCCGGCGTGAAGCTCGGCACGGTGCGGCAGCCGCGATGACGAAACGTCTTGACAACCGCCGCGCATTCTGCATAGACGGACGATGGCCGCGCTGCTCGCCCTTCCCGGAAGGGCATCCGGCCCGGCCGACCCCGCGGACAGACGCGGCCGTGCCGGCGGAACCGGAAGCGGATCGACCCCGCAGCCTGGGGCATATCGGCCGACCAGACGGCCGACCCCCGCGGCCAGGGCCTATCGCACCGCGTGAACCTATCCACGCAAGCGAGAGGACCTGATGTCGATCCAGCTCAGTCAAATCGCCCAGATCGAGTTCGACGAGCAGATCAAGGCCGCCTACCAGCAGGCCGGCATCCTGCGCCCGCATGTGCGCGTGCGCACGGGCGTCGTCGGCAACACCTGCGAGTTCCGCCGCTACGGCCGCGGCATGGCCACCCCGCGCGTCCCCCAGACCGATGTCGTGCCCATGAACACCGCCTACGCCAAGCGCCAGGCGGTGCTGACCGACTGGAACGCCGCCGAATACACCGACGTGTTCGACCAGGCGACCACCAA